TATAAGGCATTCTGTTGCTGGTTCTGTAATATCAATTTTAAGCAGTAGTGGACTTTCTGTAGGTATGACCTCAAGTGGAAGTGCCGGTACTGTTTTACATGGAAGTGCGGGCGGATTAATTTATAAGTTTACATCTTCAGAACGGTATAAAAAGAATATTGTTGATGCTGCTCTAGACTCGTCTAAAATATATGATATGAGACCAGTAGAATATGAAAACAATGAAAACACAAATGATGAAGGAAAACCCGGATTTGGTTTAATAGCGGAAGAAGTACATAAACTATTTCCAGAATTAGTAATTTATGATGAAGAAGGGCGACCAGATTCTATAAGTTATGACCGAATATCAGTAGTATTATTAATGGAAATAAAAAAACTAAAAGAAGAAATAGGAAAACTAAAGGAGAATAACTAATGGCAGAAGGCGATGTAACAGTATCAATGACTTTTTCGGAGGCTCAATGGGATAGAATTGAGGCAGCTTCAGGGCACATAAAAGGTGGCTGGGAATTAAACCCGGCAGAAACTACTGTAGATGCAAACTATTTAGCTACACACTGGAAAAATGAACTAAGCACTATTGTAAAAAATTACGAACTGTCTCTCAAAACGACAGATGATTTCTAAAATCATACAATATAGATACGATAATCCACACGATACCTTACAACAAATAGGAGATGCTTTCAATGTGTCTAGTCCCTATATACACAGGGTGTTGAAAGAGAATAATATACCTACACTGAGAGCCAAACGCCAAAAAGGTGTAAAACACTGTTTAGTTTGTCGGGAGATAAGCACAACCAGAGTTCATAAAGGTAGCTGTCATTTCAAATACTATAACTTAAAAGTAAATTGTAATTATTGTACGATACCTTTTTATAGAAAACGCAGTCAAATTGTTCAAAAATATAACGAAGGGTATAAAAATATATACTGCAGTCCTAAATGTTTTCACAATCATATAAGCGAAGTAGGTTTTAAATAAACTTAAACGATATTCGTAATATATACCCCAAAATTGTTATAAAATAGTAACATTTTTTATTTAATTGTGATATAATAGTAATACATTGTAATAAATCCTAATAGGGATAAAATAAAAATTATGCGAATTGATAATGATTTAATATTACAATGGGAACCCAAAATCATGAAAATGGTGGGGAATACCTATATTGCTGGTATGGACAACGAAGATGTTGCACAAGAATTACGCATTGCCCTTATGAAAGCTGCTCAAAAGTACGATGACAGTAGAGGGGTTATTTTTCATACATACTTACACACATCTCTAATAAATACTATTAGAACTTTAATTACAAAAGCTCAACGACACCCTAACTTTGTTAGTATAGACAATAATCCATACGATACAAATGATTCAGGGTTTTATACATCAGAAATAGCAAAAATTATGTCTATAGAAGCAAAGGAGTATGAGCAAGTGGATACTGATTTATTAATTCACGCAAATGACAAGAACGGCAACCCTAAGTTACAACCCAATGAGAAAGAATTTGTCTTTTATAAATTACAGGGATTAACTATGGATGAGATAACCAAGAAACTTGGTGAGTCTTCTTATAAGGTGAGACACTCAATCAGAGAAAAATTTACAGATTTACTAGCTGAGACCGATGAATTTTGAAGAACTAAACGCTAGGGATATTTATGAACTTTTTAGCTCCCTTTATAAAGAAAAACATAATGCAGAATACCAAGGGTCTGGGTGGATTGGTAATGAGATGCATTCATTACGTAATTTACTAGATGAATATGGACCTGCTCAAGTAGCATGCTCTACCCTAAACTGTATTATTAACAATGACAAAACAGTTACTATTCCTTATTTTGCAGCAGGAATAAAATATTATATTACTTCTTATAATCCAGTTATTTATTATGCTATCACTAGGTGGGGAACACCTAAAATCAAAAAACTATGGAGACACTTTTTAGTTTTAGATGCAGTCTGGTTTCCATCAGCAACACAAAGGTCACAAAGAAAATTGATACTCAAAGAATTAAAGGAGTGGGCAAATGCCAAGACGAACAAGGAGACAACAAAACGGGTTAATAAGAAAACCAATAAACAAAAAAAGAATGATAATTGAAGAAAAGAAATTTAGAGTAATTGCCTCATCTGTTGATTTGAAAGATTTTTGGACGGTTGGTTATTACTCAGACATCAATCAGGCTAAAGATGAAATTGACAAACTAGATACGTCTCAGGTAATATATTATATATATTCTAATAATAATAGAGTTTTATATAGTACAACAGGAGAAACAGATGGCTAGCTTTGAATATATAGAATCTGCTATAGTTTTCAATCTTGACAACAAAACAAATTTACGTTCCTTTAAGCATACTCAAAAAGATTTTGCTGTACATGGCGATGCGTATAAATTTGTACTTAATCATTTTGATAAATATGGAGAATTTCCATCAATAGAATCTTTAGCTGAAAACTTTCCAACCTTAGACAAAACCGCTAATTCAGTAAATTTTGAATATGCATTAGAAGAGTTTAAGAATCATTTGATGCAGCGTAAGGTACGCCAAGCTGTTAATCAGCAAGTCAATTTAATTTCAGAAAACCCGAAAAAAGCAATATCTAATTTGATGGTAGGGTTAACAGACATTGAAGTCTTATATGATGAAGATGTTCAAGCTTATGACAAAGGTGACACTACTAGACTGACAGAGTGGAGAGAGCGAACAGAGCGTAGACAAATGGGGGATGGCCTTATGGGTGTACCTACCAGCTTTAAGACTATAAATTCTACTGGTGTAGGGTGGATGCCCGGGGAATTAATAGCTATGTTTGCTAGACCTACTATTGGTAAAACATGGTTGTGTGTTCACGCAGCAGCTACAGCAGTTAGTCAGGGGTTTCGCACCTTGTTAATTTCTACAGAAATGCCTAAAACAGCAATTAATATGCGTGTTGATGTAGTTCTATCTAAAATTATGGGTTATAACTTTTCCCATAAAGCCTTGAGACATGGTGAACCTATAGATGAAGAAGAATACGAAAAGTTTTTGAAAGAGTCAGATACAGAATCCCTATTAGTTTGTGACCACATTTCAGGTCAAATGGGAATAAGTTTGGAATCAATTGCAGGATTAGTAAGAAAACATAATCCTGAGTTTGTAGTTATTGATGGAGTTTATTTGGTAGCAACAAACGATTCAAAAAAAGCTGCTTGGGAACAATCTCATGCTTTATTTTATGGATTGAAAAACCTAGCAACTGCTACAAATACTCCCATTATGGTATCAACACAAGCCACACGAGACGCATCTAACATGTTTACTCCCCCTAGAGCAGACCAAGTGGCCTTTGGTGATGCTTTAATAAGAGCTGCAGATGTGGCAATAGCCATGTGTGCTGTTGCGAATGATTCAGTGGAAGCTTCATCGCTAATGCAGAAAGCAGCTGACACCAAAAGACTAGTGCAATTTCAAAAATATCGGGATGGTGAATTGCCAAGAGACACAACCTATATGGAGTGGTCAGTTAATAATGGTGACATAAAAGAATTACCCGATTATGATGGGGGAGGAGATTTTTAAACAAGGAGGTTTATTATGGGAATCTTAGATTGGCTCAATGGTAGTGAAGACGATAGTGGTATTATTGTTAAATCTACTAGAAGCAAAGGAGACAGAAGACCTATCATTGATATTACTGTAGATGATATTCGTAAAGGAATAGCTACTGATGAATACGGTTATAGAAATGAAGTTGTTCTTTTCCTAAGAAAAAATAAAAAGGATAGATAATGGTTGATTGGTACTCTATATTAATTAAATATGGGGTGGAAATTCCAAACGAAGAACAGATTGTAATACACTGCCCTTTTCATGAGGACAGGAAAGAGTCTTGTGCAATCAATTTAGATAAGGGAGCTTGGATTTGTTTTGCAGGCTGTGGTCAAGGGGGCCTAAAAAGCTTTCTACACAAGTTTTCAGGCAGGTCTTGGGATGAAATAAACGCTGAGATTGGTGGTCAAATAGACTCCAATATGCTTGAAATTAATCCACTTTTCTTTGGGGACGAGGAAAAAGAAGTTTCCGAAGAACTCCCTTATCAAGAACCTAGCATAATACTAAACATGCCTGATAGTCACTGGATATATAAAAGAGGTTTTTCTAAACAAACTATATTAGATTGGGACTGTAAAACTAATAACTTTTCAGATTTTATGATTCCAGCAAAAAATTTATCTTTAGAAACTGTTGGGTGGGTAACTAGGAGAACTCAAGCTATACCTAAGTATTTGTTTTCCAAGGGGTTTGCTAAATCTAAAACTTTATTTGGTATAGATAAGATAAAAAACGAAGATACCTTATATTTAGTTGAAGGTGCTTTAGATTGTATGTGGCTTAGTCAACATGGTTATCCTAGTGTGGCTATTTTAGGAGCCAGTATATCAAGAACACAAATAGAATTGCTTGGTAAACTACAACCACATGAGGTAGTGCTTGCGTTAGATAATGATGATGCAGGACGAAAAGGAATATCAAAAGCAACACTTGACATAGACAATAGATTTTTGATATCATATTTAAATATTCCAAAAAAATACAAGGACGTGCAGGAAATAGATAACGTTGACACATTACACAGGGTTATGAAAAGCAAAGTCCTACTATAAGGAGATTAAAGAATGAGTGGAATTACAAGAATACAGCAAGGAAGAGAAGACTCTAGAAGACCTGATGTTACATTTACACCGGGCAAGGAGATATGGTTCAAAGATGGAGACCAAGTGTTTTTATCTTCTGTTGCTACAGGCTCTGATGACGACAAATATTTAGATGAACTTTATTTATATGTGTTCAGAGCAGGCACAAGATTAGTAAACTTACTAAAAGATGATAGAGTAGACACCTCTATAGTACCAGATGATGTTAGAGCTTCTCATAAATTTGCTATTTGGGCATATGTACACAACATAATTCATTTAGAAAAAAGAAATGATGATTGGATTGAGATAGCAGGACCTGCAGGAAAGAAAATGTATAGAGAAGATATTAACGATTTTCGTATTATTTCCCTATCTTTTGGACGAAGTGACTACATTTGGAACCAATTAGTTGATGTTTACAACGATTGGGGAGCTTTAAATAAGGGGGTTATTAGAATAAAAAGAACTGGTCAAGGAATGTTTGACACTTCTTATTCAATTACAGCTACCCCTAAAAACGATGAAATCCCAAATGATAAACAAGCTGAGATTGCCGAACTGCCTGTACTAAAAGAGTATTTCTATGAGAAATATGGCAACTCTGCAGATGCAGCTATGGATATCGCAAAAAGTGCAGCATCTACTAATGATACTGAAGAAACCTTATTTTAAGGAATCTGCAGTAACTGAAGAAACTTTCGAGCATAATATTACGCAGCTGAGGTCGGTATTAGAGGTAGCACCGACCTTGGTTGTAGATGTTGAAACAAATGGCTTAGACTCTTTTGGCACTAATCAAATATGTGGTATTGGTGTAGGTGAACCTAATTATGAAGGACTAACCCAGTATTACCCATTTAGGCATCATGAGGGAGGAAACTTATCTTCAGAATCTCTGCAGAACCTAATATCTATTTTAAACCAATCTGTTAAATCTTACATAGGCTATAATCTAAAGTTTGATTTACATTTCTTACAAAAAGAAGGCTTAGACGTTACCGATAAAGAACTGATAGACGTTATAGTTATGGTACGTTTGATGGAACACTCAGACATAAAAGAACTAGGACTTTCTCCTACTGCAAAAAGAAACTACGGGCAAGAAGCTATACAGTATGATGATGATACTAAAAAGATATTAAAATCTAACAAGGGTTGGTTTAGAGACTTTTCTAAAGCTCCAGCAGATTTGTTGGGTGAGTATTGTCAAGAAGATGTAAGACTTACCGCTAGAATATATAATGATTACCTTAAAAAGATACACGACAGTAAACAGGTTGATATATTTAAGATGGAATGTAACCTTACAAAGGTTTTATATGCTATGGAAAACAGAGGGATATCTATTGATAAGCAGTATGCCCATCAAGTAGAAAAACAAATAACAACTAGATTAGACAAAGTTGAAACAGAGATTCTACAAATATCAGGACGCAAAAAATGGAATCATGAATTTTCTACTTCTTCTAAAAAACACGAAGAGGCTGAATTTAATATATCAAGTCCTAAACAAATAGGCGATGTCTTCAACTCTATGAGCATTGAGTCCCCAGTAAAAACCCTAAAGGGACAAGATTCTTGGAACGAAGCCGCATTGATTAATATAAATCATAGAATGGCTGGGTTGATAAGACAGTATAGAACCCTAGAGAAGCTAAAGTCTACTTATATACTGCCATATCTTAAAATAGATACCATGCATACTTCATTTTGTAATTGGGGAACTGCCACTGGGAGACTATCTAGTCGTAACCCTAATCTGCAGAATATTCCAAGAAACCATTTTAAATTAGCTGAGAAAGATTTAAACGACCAAGATAAAATAGAAATACGAGATAAAATTTCTGCTATGGTTGGGCAAAAAGGAATTACAATGAATACTGAATTGTCTGACGATGTACTGGGAACTTGGTCCTTTATAGGCGATGAGTCCTATGATGAGTCCGACAAAGACCAAATTGCCATTAGAAGGCTTTTTATTCCACGGAAGGGGTATTCATTAGTTGGGTTTGATTACAGTCAAATGGAAGTTCGTGTATTTATGTCTTATTTTAGAAATGAAACTATAGATGAGATACTAAAAAAGGAAGACGTAGACTTTCACAGTGAATCTGCTAAATTAGCCTTTAAAATTGATGAGTCTTCTGACCAGTTTAAATTTTACAGGCAAATGGCTAAGGCTATAACTTTTGGTACTATTTATGGGATTGGTAATAAGAAATTGGCTCAACAACTAAAAACTTCTCCAAAAGAAGCTGGGAAATTCAAGAGNCAATACTTTGAGGGAATGAAGGGCTCTAAAGACTTTTTTGATAAAGTTGTGGCAAAAGTTGAAAGAGTAGGCACTATTAGAAACAAATATGGTAGAGTCTATCAGATAAATCCTCAATTTGCTTATAAGGGTGTAAATTACCTCGTACAAGGGACAAGTGCTGACCTTTTGAGCGAAAGGATGCTGGTTGTTGATGATTTTCTATCTGACAAAAAAAGTAATATCTTACTTCAGGTTCACGATGAAATTATATGTGAGATACATGACTCAGAATTAGAGAGCGTACCATATACAATACGAGATTTACTAGAAACTAATACCCTAAAAATACCATTAAAGGTAGACATGGAATTATGTACACCATCTTGGGCAAACAAAAAAGAATTAAAGATACTAACTTTAGAAGATTTTGTTGATTGGGGTGATACTCCAGTTACAGATAATGACGGGGTTAGCTGGTCTTGAATATAAGTATGAAAAATGATAGTATATAAATAACATGGGCAAGTATAACGAAGACAAAATAATAAAAGAAATAACTGAGTATGTGGAACACACATATGACCAGCATTACAGCGAGGGTGAGGTTCAGACATTAGACTTTATAGCAGCTTGTGGAGATGCTAAAGCATTTTGTAGAAGTAATATTCTAAAGTATGCTTCAAGATATGATAAAAAAGGTACACCTCGTAAGGACATACTAAAAATAATACACTATGCAATGTTACTATTGCATTTTAATGATAAGAATGATAACTAAGAAAAAATACGAACTAAATAAAAACTTTTCACACGACCTAAAAGCCGGTGTAATAAGAGAAGAAAAACTGGCTGAGATATTAGCTGATAAACCAATTGAAGTTAAAACTGAGATGGGTGTGTGGCAAGAAAAAGGTAATCTAGCAATAGAAATAGAGTTTGATGGTAAGCCTAGTGGGTTATATAAAACGCATTCTGAATATTGGTGGCATAATTTAGAGGTTAGAAATGAAGCATATATGTCTTTATTTTTTAAAGTAGATATTTTGAAAGCAATTGTAAAGAAAATTGAAGACAAATACCCACACCGAATAGTTATGGGCGGTGATGATAACCTAAGTAAATTGGTGTTGGTTCCATTAGCAGGATTGTTTTTTCTAAAGGAGAAAGATTTAAAATGGCGGAACCCATAGAAGATAGAATTGTTTTATTAGAACAGAGTGTGATGCTGATGCAAGAAATGATGATTGCACTATCTAAACAAATAGAGGAATTAAAAAAACATACATTTCAAGATGATGAAATAGAAGAGGAGAAAGATAATGGCAAAAGTTAGTGCCCACTTAGGATTTACCTTTAGG